GCTCGGTTCTTCGGTGTCCCGCCGCACCTGATCGCTGACGCGACCGGCTCAACGTCGTGGGGTAGCGGTCTCGCCCAGCAGAACACGGCCTTCGGGGCGTTCAGCATCCGTCCGTGGGTGGAGCGCATCGAGGACGCTCACGGGCGGCTGCTGACGTCGCACGGGATGCCCGACGTGTTCGTGAAGCTCAACGTCGACGCCCTGCTGCGCTCAGACACGGCCGAGCGGTTCCGCACGTACCAGACAGCTATCGCCGCTCGGGTGATGACGCCGAACGAGTGCCGCCGCTTGGAGGACTTGCCGCCCCTCGTCGGTGGCGACGAGTTCCCGCCAGTGCCTGGCGTTATCGCTGACCCGGCAGCGCAGGGCGGCGAAGAAGCCCCGCAGTCCACATCCGGTGACACATAGTTCCCAGGAGCGACACCATGACCCGCACCCTTGAGCGCCGCATGGCACGCGGCACGGTCGAGCTTCGCGCTGCCGACGACAGCGTCACCCAGGTCGTGGCCGGTTACGCCGCCGTGTTCGGCCGCCGTTCGGTCGACCTCGGCGGCTTCACGGAGCTGGTCGACCCGCGGGCGTTCGACAAGACGATCACGGAAGCCGATGTCGTCGCGCTGTGGAACCACGCCATGGGCGCGCTCATGGGCCGCATGTCGTCAGGGACGTTGCGGCTCGCTGTGGACGGTCACGGCCTGGCGTACGACTTCGATGCCCCCGACACGTCCGCCGCGCGCGACCTCCTCTCGCTGCTGCGCCGCAAGGACGTAACCGGCTCCAGCTTCGGCTTCCGCACGGTCTCCGACGAGTGGCTGACCGACGCCGAGGGACGTGTCACCCGCACACTGCTGGAGGTCGAGCTGGTGGACGTGTCGCCGGTGGCGATGCCCGCCTACCCCGACACCGACGCCGCCCTGCGCTCTCTCGCCTCGGCGACGGGCCGGACGATCGAGGATGCCCGCGCGGCGTGTGAACAGCGCGCGGTCGCCGAACTTCTCGCCGACCACGGCGACCCTTCCACCGGTGACGGCACCGACGACGGCCGGGACCAGCCCACCGTCCGGCACACCCGCCACCGGTGGCTGTACGCCTGACGGCGTGCGTTAGCGGCCGGGACCGCCCACCGCTGCCCCCCCCCAACCGTTTCAAGCATCAAGGAGGGCATCATGCCCGCAACCGCAATCGAAGCCATCCGGGCGAACTTCTCGCGCCGGACCGACATCCAGGGCGAGCTCCGCCAGATCGACGAGGCCGCCGACGCCGAGTCCCGCGCCTACACCGAGGCCGAGTCGGCTCGCATCACCGAGCTGCGACGCGACCTCGCGCAGATCGACGACCGTGTGTCGGCGATGCTCGAGATCGAGGCCCGCGGGGCCCGCATCGAGTCGTCCGTGTCCGATGTTCTCGGTGCGTACCTCGACCGCGACTCGGGCGAGGTGCACGACACCCGTTCGATCGGTGAGCGGTTCACGGGCGCCGAGGGCTACGAGCAGTGGGCCACCCAGGCCCGCGGCCAGTTCGCCGTGCCGCTCGACGGCCTCGACTTCCGTGCCGTGACCGACACGACCTCGGGCGCCACTTCCGGCGGGGCGTTCCTCGACCCGCAGCGCCTGCCGCGCGTCGGTCAGAAGTTCCTCGATCGCCGCGTGTACCTGCTGGACCTTCTGCCGTCGGTTCCGGTGTCGTCGGGTTCCGTCGAGATCGTCTCCGACGACTCGCCGCTCGCCGACATGGCCGACAAGGCCGTGGAGGTCGCGGAGGCCGGGGCGAAGCCGCAGGCGGGCGTCACGCTGTCGCTCAACGTGGAGCCGATCGCGACGATCGCAGCGTGGGTGAACATCACCCGCCAGGTCGCCGCGGACGCCCCGCAGGTCGCCGGCTACCTCGACACCCGGCTCCGGTACTCGCTGAAGCGTCGTGCCGACGGCCAGGCGGTCAACGGCAACGGCACCCCCCCGAACCTGAAGGGGCTCCTCAACCGGTCCGGGATCGTGACCTACGCGCCCGGCACCGCCGAGGCCCGGTCCACGTCCATCCGCCACGCCATCACCCTGATGGAGCAGGCCGAGTCCGTGCCCGAGATCGTCGTGCTGAACCCGGCCGACGCCGAGATCTTCGACCTCACGAACGCCGCGACCGCCGGTCTGCACGCGGTCCCGAACCTGGGCGACGGTCCGTCGCGCACGGCCTGGGGCCTGACGCAGATCCACTCGAACGCGGTGGCGGCCGGGACGGCGATGCTGCTCGACCCGCTCGCCGTCATGGTCCTGGACCGCATGCAGCCCACGGCGTACATGACCGACAGCCACGCCAGCAACTTCACGGCGAACTTGCTCACGCTGCTCCTCGAGCTGCGCGTCGGGCTCGGCGTGTTCGCTCCGAGCGGTATCTGCAAGGTGACCTTCAACGGCACCGTCTGATCCCAGCCTGGGGCACCGTGGCGCGGAGAGCGTCGCGGTGCCCCAGGGCCACCCTCCCTTGGACGAGAGGACGCCAACGATGGCCGAAGTAACCAAGACCGGCATCTGGGTCGATACCCGCACAGGCAAGGTCGTGCGGTCCGAACCCGTCGAGGGTCGCCTCCTCGCTGCCCCTGGTAGCGAGATCACCCCGCAGCTCGCCGCGGCGATCGACGCCGAGAGCGAAGAGACCGCGGAGGTGCCGGCGGAACGCGAGACCGCCACGGCACGCAAGAGCCGCAAGGCCTGAGCGTGCCAGCCGCCCCGTATCTCCTCCCAGACGACCTCAAGGGCGACCCGACACTGGCGCGCCTGACAACGATCGACGACGACGCGCTCGCCGCGTACATCGCCGAGTTCGAGGGGATCGCGGAGGGGTACCGGGGCGTGGCGTTCACGCCACGCACACAGACCGATCGGGTCATCGACCCGCCCGGGCCGTGCATCATCTTGTCCCGCCACATGGTCCGCACCGTCGCGTCCGTGACGGTCGACGGTTCCACGGTGAACCCTGCGGCCGTGTCCCTCGACGCGCCGGCCGGGCTGCTGGTGCTCCCGACCTCCGGTTGGTCGCTGACGTCGCTCACCGCGCCATTGCCGGTCGTGGAGGTCGTCTACGAGCATGGCTTCGACGCTCCCCCGGCGGGTCTGCTGCGGGCGTGCCGTCAGTACGTACGGGCGACCGCCCTGCGCGATCAGCAGGCCGTGGAACGTGACGTGATCGCGCAGGGTTTCGATGGTGGCGGCTACACCCGCTACGCGACGCCAGGGCCGAACAACCCGACCGGGTTCATCGAGGTGGACCGGCTGCTCAACTCGCTACCCGACTTCCGTGCTGGCACGGCGATCTGATGGCCACCGGGTCGATCCGCACGGCGACCGCGCTGGCGTTCGGCACAGTAGCGACGGCCGCAGCGGACATGCTCGACGTCGAGGTCGCACTGTCGTACCCGGGCGACGAGATCGGCCGCGACGCTATCTGGCTCGACGCGATCGACGGGGCATCCGAGGTGCCGACCTCACGGGCGGGAAGGTCGTCTCGCGACGACACGTTCCGGCTCACCTGGCAGATCCGCACCGCAGACCACGACGACGCCAAGTCGGCCATGAGCCGCGTCGAGGAGCTCGCCGCAGCGATCGACGGCATGATCGCGGATGACCCGACCCTCGGGGGTCTCGACGGCCTGCTGTGGGCCAGCTTCGATGGGCTGACCCGTGGCCCGCTGCCGGTCCAGACCCCGACCGGGGTCATCGGCTACGGCGAGGTCGTTGTCGAATGCCACTCCCGTCTCAACTAGAGGAGCACCGCATGAAGGTCACCTACCCCGGCCCGTTCGACTCGATCGAGGTTCCCGCCCTGGGCGCAGTCGTCGCGCAGGGTGAGGCCGTCGAGGTCCCCGACGAGGTGGGCGAGCAGTTGACCGCGCAGGGCTGGACCCAGGCCGCCCCAAAGAAGGCCGCCCCAAAGAAGGCCGTCAAGGCCGAGGAGGATTGACCGATGGCCGCACCGTCAGGCATCGCCGCACAGATCGGGTTCGGCGTCGAGTCGGCACCCGGCGCAGAGGTCGTACCGACCGTGTTCCTCCCGCTCGTCGAGGAGTCGCTGTCGCTCGACATCGGCCGCATGGAATCGGAGGGTATCATCCCCGGCCAGCGCGCCCTGCGCGACTGGCAGTCCGTCCCAGGGATGCACAAGGTCGGTGGCGACACCAAGTTCGAGCTGACCAACCGGGGCCTCGGCGTGCTGTGGCAGGCGTGCATCGGCAGCGTCGCGACGACCGGCACCGGCCCGTACACGCACGTGTTCACCCCTGGTGACCTTCCGTCGGTGACCGCCCAGGTCGGCCGACCGGACGTGACGGGCACGGTGCGACCGTTCGCGTACCGCGGTCTGCGGGTGTCGAAGTGGGAGCTCGCCGCGAAGCTCGGCGAGATCGCCACCTTCGGCATCACGTGGGCGGGCCGCGCCGAGTCGCTGCCGCGTCTCGTCTCCGACGGTGTGACCACGATCGGCTCGAAGGCCATCACTTCCGCTGCGGCAGGGTTCAGCCCCGCCGATGTCGGGGCTGCCATCTCAGGTACCGGTATCCCTGCGGGTACGACGATCGCGGCGGTGTCGTCCGCGACGGCTGCCACGCTGTCGGCGAACGCCATCGCGACCGGCACCGGCGTCGTGCTCGTCGTCGGCCAGGCGCTCGCGACCGCGACCTACCCGACGGCGATGCGGCCACTGTCGTTCATCGACGGTGCCATCACCATCGGCGGGGTGGCGTCGTGCGTCACAGAGGTCACCTTCGGTGGCGAGCACGACCTCGCGGATGGCCGCGGCTGCATCGGCTCCCCCATCAGCAAGGACCCGCTCGAGAAGGGCCTGCGGAAGTACTCGGGCAAGATGACCGTCGAGTTCTCGTCGATGGACGCCTACACCTTGTACCGCTCGGGCACGGCGACGACCGCCCTCGCGCTGTCGTTCACGGCTGGCGCGGATTCCGTGACGATCGCGGGTACGGTCCGCTACGACGGGTCGACGCCCGCGGTGAAGGGACGCGACATCCTCACCCAGGACATCCCGTTCACGGTGTTCGGGCCGTCCGGCACAGAGCTGTCGGTGACGTTGGTCAACTCCGACCCGACGCCGTGAGCCCCGCCCCTCAGGGCGTCCAGATCGTCGGCCTGGCCGACTTCCGCCGCGACCTCAAAGCG